CTGGACTTTACAAACCCAGAAGTAGGCTTCATATATAATCTTTTAACAGAAGTTAACAAGGATGTACAGAATGAAGGCTGGCATTTTAATACTGAATTCCATATAGCTACAGAACCTGATGCTAATAAACATATCAGCATACCTAATAATGCTTTGAGGTATGATATAACTAATGGTATGTATGATAAGAGTAGGGATGTAGTAACAAGAAATGGTAGGTTATATGATCTAGTACAACATACTGATGAATTTGATTCAACTATGTATCTAGATCTTGTTACCTTATATTCATTTGGTGATCTACCTAATGTCTTTCAAAGATATATAACTTATAGAGCTGCAGTAAGAGCAGCTACTCAACTTGTATCTAATCCACAATTAACAGCCTTGTTACAACAGGATGAGAATAAAGCAAGAGCAGCATGTCTAGAATATGAATGCGATAAAGCAGATCATTCATACTTTGGTTTAGATCATGAAACATTATACAATTCTTACAAACCTTACGTTGTACTAAATAGATAATGGCAAGCATTACTCAAACAATTAATAACTTTGTCGGTGGTATATCTCAACAGCCTGATGAGAAGAAATTACCTGGACAAGTTAGAGAAGCAAAAAATGTATTACCTGATGTAACTCAAGGTTTACTAAAGAGACCAGGTGGTAAACTCTCAAACAAATGGTAAATGGTTTCACTATTGGAGAGATGAAACTGAACAGTATATAGGACAAGTCAGTAGAACAGGCGACATAAATATGTGGAGATGTAGTGATGGTTATGCTATGACCGTTACCTATGATTCAGGTACAGCTACTGCATTAACTAATTATTTAACACATACTGCTGACGAAGATATACAATCGTTGACTTTAAATGATTATACTTATTTAGTTAATCGTACTAAGACAGCAGCTATGGCTGCAGCTACTGCACCAACTAGACCTTATGAAGCTTTTGTAGAATTAAAACAGATTAAATATTCTAGTCAATATGGATTAGAAATTTATAATAATACTGTTACTACAGCTCTTACAACTGCTACACGTTTGAATGTTACTTATGCACAAAACGATTCAGGTTCAAGTAGCTCTTTAAAGACAAGTGGTACTTGTGATAGTGTTGGTACTCAAATATTCGGTGCTACTGAAACTGATACAGGTTCTAAAAAGAATCTTTACTTCCGTATAACTACAAATGGTCAACCTACTACAGAAGGTAATAGTGCGACACCTACATATAAATGTAGATACCAAGTAAAATGTGACTTACTATATGGTGGAGAAGGTTGGACGTCAGGCGATGCGAAAACTGTAACCATGACTACACCAGTACATAATAGTAATTATACTGTTACTGTATCTGAATCTAGTACTTCGAATGTTAAAGCAAACTTAGCTTTAGTTAGACCTACCCCTTCAGCATTTGATGGTGATACGGTAGTAACAGCTGACGGTATATTAGGAGAAATAAAAGCTTCTATTGATTCTAATTCTGGTTTTACTGTAGAACAAATAGGTACAGGTTTATATATCACAAGAACTGATGGTACATTTAATGTATCAACACCAGCTGGAGAATTAATGAATGTCCTATCTGATTCTGTACAAGATGTAGCTGATCTACCTAAACAATGTAAGCATGGTTATGTAGTTAAAGTTAGAAATAGTGAAGCTGAAGAAGATGATTACTATGTAAAATTCTTTGGTAAAGATGATAGAGATGGTCCTGGTACTTGGGAAGAATGCCCTAAACCTGGTAGAAAAATTGACTTTGACAAGGGTACTATGCCTGTACAATTAGTCAGAACCAATGCTACAACCTTTACACTAAGTCAAGTTGACTGGGATAGTTGTCTTGTAGGTGATGATGTTACAGCTCCTGAACCTTCATTCATAGGTAAGAAGATTAATAAACTACTCTTCTATAGAAATAGATTAGCAATGCTCAGTGATGAGAATGTTATTATATCTCAACCCGGATCTTTTTATAATTTCTGGCCTAAGTCTGCTATCACTTATACACCTTCAGATGTTATAGACGTATCTTGTAGTTCTAATTTACCTGCTGTCATTTATGATGGTATAGAGATTAACTCTGGTTTATTATTATTTACTAAGAACCAACAGTTCATGTTAACTACAGATAGTGATATACTTAGTCCACTTACTGCTAAGATAAACTCTATCTCTCACTATAATTTTAACTATAAAACTAATCCCATATCAATGGGTACTACTATAGGTTTCTTAGATAATGCTGGTAAGTATACTCGTTTCTGGGAAGCAAGTGGTGTAGTTAGAGAAGGTGAACCTACTGTATTAGATCAGACAAAAGTTGTTAGTAAATTATTTGATAAAGATTTAGTTAAGATTTCAAACTCCAGAGAAAATTCTATTGTCTTCTTCAGTCAGAAGGATACAAATAAATTATATGGATTTAGATATTTTAATGCTGGTCCTAAACGTTTACAACAGTCTTGGTTTACTTGGGAATTATCTGGTACTATCCAACACCATGCAATGCTAGATGATGCATTATATGTTATCGTTAGAAATAGCGGTAAAGATGTGATGCAAAAATTTGGATTGAAAATGGATACAGATAGTAAGTTTATCACTGATGATAAAGGTACTACTACAGATACTGATGATGATGTTATATTCCGTATACATTTAGATAATGCTACTACAGTTGCATCTTCTTCTTTATCTGCATATGATAAAACAAATAACCGTACAACCTTTAACTTACCAACTGGGTTCAATAATAGTTCAGGTCAACTAGCTGTCTTTGTTGTACCTTCAGCATCTGATACAACCTTCCAAGGACGTAGTGCAAATGTATCTACTTATACAGATAGTGGTGTAACAAAGGTTAGCTTACCTGGTAATTGGAAAACATATGATCCACAATTTGTAGAAGATGGTAATCCTGCTGATGATGTAACACCAGCTAATAATATAATCTTAGGTTATCAGTTTGATATGGAAGTTAAATTCCCTACTCTATTTGTTACTAAAACAGCAGGTGAATCTACTATATCTGATATGAATGCTTCATTGATATTACATAGAGTGAAGATGAACATGGGTCCAACAGGTCTATTTAGTACTACTATTGATAGAACTGGTAAGCCATCCTATACGGAAACATGGGAACCTACTATAGCTGATGCTTATGGAGCTAACAGAGTACAGATAAATGACACTATTACTCAGACTGTACCAGTATATGAACGTAATAAGAACTTAACTGTAACACTTAAATCGACACATCCTACTCCTGCTACATTGTATTCAATGACATGGGAGGGAGATTATACCACCAATTATTATAAACGTGTCTAAATTTGTACATAAACTAACGGTGGAGGCTGCTAAAGAAGTAGCCTCTAACCTACTTCCAGAGGACCGTAAAGAGGTTGAAGAGGGTCATGGACATGATCCTATGGTAGTTATACCTTTAGCCGCTGAGATAGGAGATTCTGTATATTTCAGAGTACCTAATGGTGACATAGCAGGGGCTGCTGGAGTACATAAGAATGGGCAAATCTGGATGCTCTGTACACCCGCTATCCTTAAATATCCACATACGTTTGCTAGGGAATCCAAACGATATGTAGAAAGTAGACAAGAGAAGTTGCTGTGGAATGTCGTTGATAAACGTAACAAAGTCCATTTAAAGTTACTTCGATTCCTTGGGTTCAAGTTCTTACGAGAACTACAATATGGACCTAACAATTTATCCTTTATTGAATTTTGCCGTGTGCAATCCAGTAGCCGTGGGGATCGGGACATTCGCTCAAGGAGCGTTTGGAGCGATAGGAGCCTCAAGACAAGCCGCAGCTCGTAATAGAGCTAGGATACAAAATTATGAACATCAATTAAAAGTTCGTAAACATCAATGGTATCAACAACTTAGTATTTGGGGTGCCCAACGTAACAAATACTATACAGATTTAAATGAAAATGATCTAGCTGCTCAACGTGGGTATTCACAAGCACAGGTAGGTTTGAATAGAGTATGGGAATCAGCTGCACAAAATAATGAATCACAATTAATTAAGTATTTACAAAGTTCTGGTAAATTAGCAGCGATGGGACGAACTGGTAAATCTATTTCCAGAATTGCAGCATTAGATTTAGGTGCATTAGAACGTGCACAAAGTAAGAATTTCTATAGACTAACTAAATCTAAAGAATCTTATAAAGCTAATGTAGAGAATATAAGAAACCAACAAATGAGTCATCGTAACAGATTACAAGCTAGAGTAGCATTTGCACCAATGCCTGACTTAGCACCACCACCTCCACAAATGGAGAATCAATCACCAGGTATGGGTCTATTATTAGCAGGTCTAGGTGGAGCTATGGCATATGGTCAAGCTAAATTACCACCTATAGGAGGCACACCTGGGGATTCTCAAAGTACTGATACAGCGGCTGATTCAACTCCTCCCTCACGATGGAGGACTGAAGGTGATCCCCTTTATGGTGATTATACCCCTGGACTAAATCTATATGGAGTAAAATGACAGCATCTTATCAACCTGGATCATTTAATCCAGTAGAATCTGGTGATGTTACATCATCACTACAACAAAGTTTTCAACAACAAAATATTGGTTGGCAACGTATTGGACAAGCAATGCGTGATAATCAAAGAGTTAATGAAATTAATGCAGGTGCTATGTGGAAACAGTTAGAGAAGTTTTCTCCAACTGTTAATAAATGGGTATCTGCTAGAAATGAAAAAAGACAAAAAAGAGAGTTAGCTGAAGGTGCTGAATGGTATTATCAGAATGGTTATCCACAAGAACAAGCTGATACATTTGATGCTGATGAACAATCTGAATATGAATCAGCTGAAGCGGCTAACAAATTAGCTGCTGATTATAAAGCAGATGGTGGAGATATTTGGACTTCAGAACGTTTTCGTAAATTAAGTAGCGCACAACAATTAGGAGCAATAACTGCATTTGCACAACAAAAAGCAAGTGAGTATAATCCTGATTTTGCTGAAGGAGCTCTTAATGCTACTGATCCTGCCACAAGAAATGGTGCTGTCACTGCTTATAGAATGAATTTCTTTGAACAGTTTGGTGATATAAATCCAGCTATTCTAAATAAATATGTTTATCCTACAATAAGAGAACAGGAAGCTGCATCTTATAAACAGTGGTATGCAAATAGAGAAGCAGAGATACTAGCTATAAGAACTGAAGAAATAATGCAAACTTTTGATTCTCATATGCAAGGTCCACATGCTAATGAGATGTTTTGGAAATTGGTGAATTCAGAAAAAGATCATTTTGGAGGTGTACGTCAGTCTCGTATACAATTCTTAGACAGGTATAAACAATTAGTAGAAAGTGGAGTTATCAACTCAGATGATGAGATAGATAAATTTTTAAGGCATCAATTCAAAGCTACTGGTCAAGAAAAACCTACTGATATAAATTCTTTATACCCAGTAGCTTCTAGAGAGATTTGGGAAGCTCGTTTTAAATTTGAAAATCAGACTTCAAAAGAAGCGAAGTTAGAACAACAACAAGCTAAAAAGAAATGGAAAGATGACTTTCTTCAACAACTAAAAACTATGCCAGCTGATCAACAGACTAAAGAATTTTTTAAAATTAATGGAAGGGCATATTTCAATAGGTTTGGTGAGAAAGCTGAATTTATAACAACAGCTAGTGAGTTTAATTCTGTCACTGCTAGGACTATAGAAAAAGAACAAGCTTGGGTAGATAAAAGAGCAAACACCAACACTTTGCATGTAGAGGATTTAATGACTTTACATCCAACAGTACGTGCAAACAATATGGAAGAGGCTAAATTCCAAGATAAAAATCGTACAACAATGCAGCGTTACACTAAACTTGCAGAGGAATTAGCGAGGGAAGGTAAGTCTACTTTTGTTGCAGGTGATACAAGTGTAACGGATATGAGCGAACGTCTAGCTTCTAGAATACAGACATTAGCTAGAGAATTAGCTATAAGCGATAAAGAAATTACAGGAGATGAGAATTATTATGAAGAAGCATGGCAGGAAGTAAGAACTTGGTTTAAAGAAAATAGAAACTCCCTTGTTGATGCTGAGGGTTATAATCTACAGAAATTAGATACTCTTAAAATAGCTCCTAGTGATCCAAGCTTTCAAAATGAAATTAAAAAAATAAAAGCAAAGATGGGTTCATTAAGCCCAATTCAAGCTTTAACTTTACCTATACAAACAGAAGATGGTAGTAAAGCTACAGCTTTCTTTACTGAAGCTCAGATAGAAACTATGACATTAGGTTATGGTGAACTTGGTTGGGAAGCTCATCCTAAACTTAAATTTATTGCTGATACATATAATATACATGTCGCTGATGCTTTGAGTATGCAACGTCAAGCTGTAGGTTTAACACCCCTTGGTCAAACTCGAGACCACATCAAAATGAATCTAATGAATAATCGTGATAAAAACGCATTGAATAGAAATAGGGATGAGAATTACTCTTCTGAAGTAGGTAGAACTTGGGGAACTCAAAGCGTACAACAAGAGGATGGATCATTTAAAGACTATATAGTTCCATTAAATAAAGGTGAAGAGGTACAATCTGCAGTGGAAGCTACTGGTTTATCTGGTGCTAGTATTTCAGCTGCTATGGATCTACAGCTAAACATAGATGAATATGGTGTCTTTGGTGATTACGCAGATCTAATTGGTACTTTTAATCCAGTGAATTCTAAATACTTTGAATCAGTTATAAAATATTCTAATGATCCAATAGAGAAACAAAATGCTTTAAATAATATTGTAAGACCAAATATAGTATTACCTGGAGCACCGGTAAAATTACCAGGAAACCCAGCAGAATTAACAGGAATCCCAGCAGCATTGCCGGGGAACCCAATAGATTTACCAGGAACTTAATATGTCAGATCCTTTAAACAGTCTGTTAAGTGGTACTCCTACTTTATCTGAAGATGATCAAAAAGAACTTCTTTATGAATCTACATTTGAAATAGGTGATGAGCAAGCTCAGTCTAAAGAACCCGTACAACAAACTGAAACACAAGAAGAATCTTCTACGGAAGATGAACAACAACCAAAGTTAAGTAGAAAAGAACTTAGAGCTAAGTTAAATGAATTAAATGCTCAAGGTGATGGTAGGTATACCATTTATAATGGGCGGATTAGAAAATTAAGAACGAATAAAGAAATACTAGGTAACTTAAAAAAAGGTATTCAAAATCCTGTCCAAGGCATTAAAGATTCAACTTCTGCTGGATTACATGAGATGTCAATCCAACAACCAGGTTGGGATAATCCAGGTGCTTGGCCTGCAGCCGCAGGTGCTGGTTTGGTAGATTTTGGTGCAGGTTTACTTAATAAAGTTATACCTGGTGAAAAGAATGATATCAAGATACCTCAATATCAACATGAAGGATTACAAGCTGTAAGAGATTTATCATCTTTAATTATACCATCTTTATATTTATCTAAATTTTTAACTGGTAAAGCAGTTGCCGCTGATAAGAGTCTTCAATGGAAAATAGGACAAGATAAATTTGTACAATGGTTAAGTAGAGCAGGATTGAATATAGGTGTTGGAGTTACAGTTGATGAAGTTGCACCTGTACAAGAGAGAGATCATAGTGGAGCAGGATGGTTACAGAAATCATGGCCACGAACATGGGGTTGGATACCTGAACGATTTGTTACTTTAGATAGTGATAGTCCTGAGGTTAAACGCCAAAAAAATAGAAACGAAGGAGCTGCATTTGGATTATTTTCCGATTTACTTGTACCTATAAGTAGATTATTCAAAGGACAACGTGGTATCAGACATGCTACAAATTGGGTTCCGAAGAATGAAAAAGCAGGTAATTGGTTGAAGGGTAAAAACAAACAAGTAAAATTATCATCTGATCCTGTTGAAAATGATTTACTTAATTCAGCTAAAAGACGAGATGATCAATTAACTGAATTAGGTCAGGCAACACTTAATGAAACACAAGATGCTACAAAACCAATTTTAGGTGTACATGATATATTTGATTATGGTGAGCAAGGTGTAAGATCTTCTGATCCAGGGGGTATTGTATCAGCTGCTGTTGATCAAGTAAGAATTGTTAAAAATATAGATACAAGATATGGTCGTATAGGATCAGTCTTAAGTCCTAAGAATTTAAAAGAGGTTTTAAATGGTAAAGAGAATCCATTACAACTCTTTAAAAAATTAGGTAAAGTATTGAAGGAAACTGAAGTTGATTATATCAGTGGTGGTAAAACTATTAGACATTCAGACTCCTTACTTGAAGCGGAGAAATTAGGAGCTGCTTTATATGATACTAATTTAGATGGCATGAAGAATATCTTACGTCCTTTATCTAAATTAGATCCACAAACAGGAGCACGAGTTCTTTCGAGAGAAGCTTATAAAGGAGTTATGCAGGCGATAAAAAGATACAGTGATGAATTCATTAGTATAGATATTGCCAGAGCTCAAGGTGTTACAGGTACGTCTGTAGCAGGTCAGATATCTGATATGGCAGAAGCTTCTAGATTAATGGATGGTACACAATCTTCATTAAGAAGCCAAGATCAAATTTTAGATCGTATAGAATTCTTAATGAATTTAAAAGGCCAAACAACTTATGCTAGAAATGCTGCTGTAGGTATGATAGATATTGTAAATAGATTAGGTAAGAAAGGTCATCAATTATCTTATGGTAAAGCTTTAGATGCTATTAGCCAGGAATCAAATCAAACATTAAAAGCTATCGAACGTATTGCAAATGAATCTAAAAAAACTATAGAAACATTACGCAATGTAAAAGCTGAACGTCCTCAATTATTAGGACCATTGATGTTAGCTTATGAATTAACTGATGGTAAAGTATCTACTATTTCTGCATTAAATACTTATATTCGTAATACTACAGGTGTTGTAAGTAAAGCTTTCTTTGATGCAAGAGCTGATATGCCATCCGCATGGACGCAAGGTATGTGGGCTAATATCTATAATTCTGTTCTATCTGCTGTAGGTACTCCACTTAAAGCTGCTTTATCTAACACCGTCTTAATGATAGAAAGACCTTTAAATACATTTGCTGGAGCTCTTTTACATGGAGACACAGCTACTTTAAGACGTGCTCATTATATGTATAATGTAGGTATTGCTGATACCTTACAAAGATCTTTTTCTCATATGAATCAAATATTCAAACGAGCTGGTAATGATCCAGGTGCTGTTGGATATATAATGAGAGATGATATAGCTAGAAAGAATGAAGGTCAAATGACCTTAATGCGAGCATTCTCTGATGCTGCTGAAGTAGAAGGTAATTATGGACCTACTATAGTTACTAATCAGATTGAAGCTATGAATGATTTAGCAGAACATCCAGTACTTAGATTTAGTGCTAATGCTATGACAGCATTTGACGGATTTACTAGAGCATTTATAGGTAATATAGAAGCTAGAGGCAGAGCTTATGATGCTATAATGAATACAGGTGGTCAACTTACTGAGAAAAGAGTAAGAGCAATGGGAAGACGAGTTTATAGTGAGATGTTCGATCAATCAGGTATGATAACTGATCGAGCTGTTGAATACGCAAGTAGAGAGATTGCTATGAACTTAGATAATCCTCTTGTGACTTCAATGAATGAACTTGTTAAACGTGTTCCTGCTATAAAACCTTTTGTTATGTTCCCAAAAACCTCTATCAATATGATGAGGCTTGCTGGATCACATAATCCATTAGGTTTATTTGTAGATCAAATGAATGCATTTCAATTACCATTCAATCAAATGGATGAATTTGAAGTTGATCGTTTGTTATCTGAACGTGGAGTAGCTTTAAATGCTAATAAACAAGCAGCGTATGAAACAATACGTGCTGAATTAAAAGGTAGAAAAGCTATAGGTACTTTGTCTGTATTAGGAGCTGGAGCTTTATTCACACAAGATCGTATTAGAGGTAATGGTATATATGATAAAACTAGACAGCGAACACGTAGAGAATTAGGATGGAAACCTAAAACATATAAAGGTTTAGATGGTAACTGGTATAGTTATGAGAACTTAGGTCCATTTACAGATTGGCTATCATTAACAGCTGATGTAATGGATAACTTTGTAGATGGTACATTAGATGAACCTACTACAGAAGTCTTATTACAAAAACTAGGATTCCTTCTTAGTGCTAATTTAACAGATAAATCATTCATGGCTGGTTTAGAACCTTTAGGAGATGTATTATCTGGTAATGCAGCTGCAGCTAATAGATGGGCTGGTGTATTTGGTAGTGGTTTATTACCAGGAAGTGGTTTTAGAAATGAATTTGCTAGACTATTATCACCACAATTAAAAGAAGTAGAACAGGAAGTAAGCCAAATAGTTGCTAATAGAAACCCAGGTTTAAAGGAACAATTACCTGATCTTTATGATTGGATGGATGGTTCTAAAGTTGGAGAACCTTTAGGATTCTTTGCTAGAGTTTGGAATACTTATTCACCTTTATGGAAAGTTAGTGAAGCAATAACACCTGAGAAACAATTCCTTATGGATATTGAATTCGATGGTAGACCTTCACTTAGAACTAATGGTAGGGGTATAGAATATACATCTTCACAACGATCTCAAATAACTCAGATAATGGGTGAAGACGGTTACTTTGCTAAAGAAGTTAGGCGTATAATGGCTTCTAAATCAGGTAAAGAGTTTAGAAGAAAATGGAATGAAGCTGCTTCTAAAGGTGTATATTTAGATAGAAAATTATTCGATAATGTACAATATCAATTAAATCTAGCATTAAAAGTAGCTCAAAAACGAGCTGAATCACAAATCAGTGATTATGAAGATATTAAAGAGAAGCAATTCATAAATTATGAAATCGATCGTGCTACTAGATTAGGCGATATTGATCGTGTCCTTGAATTACAACAGAACTAAATGGCTTATTCAACTGAAGTTACCCACACCCAAGTAGGAAGTAGTAATACAGATTTTGCAGTTACATTCCCTTTTCTTGATACAACTGATATTAAAGTACAACTGAATGGAGTTACAACATCTGCATTTACTATAGATCAAACAGGGGCAACTAAAGTTGTTATGACTACAGCCCCTAATGCAAATGATACTATAAGGATATTTAGAAATACTAATATAGACGCAATGGAAGCTACCTATTCAGCTGGTAGCTCTATTCGTTCTAATGATTTGAATAATAATAACTCACAATTACTATATGCTGCACAAGAGTTTGGTACTTTAAAAGAGGATAACTCCGTATCGTTTACTCTAGGTAGCAAAGGTGATATACAAGTTAATAGTTCATCTGACTGGGTTATTAAAACTGATGCTATTGAATTAGCCATGATGTCTAATAATAGTGTTGGTACAACAGAACTAGTAGATGGATGTGTGACATCTGCTAAATTAGGTAGTGCTACTATTACATCATCTGAGTTAGCAAATAACTCTGTTACAGCAGCTAAAATTGTTAGTGATGCTGTTACAACAAATAAAATAGCTGATAATGCTGTAACAGTTAATAAGATTCCTGATAATAGTATAACATTAGCTAAATTGGTAACTAGTATTTCTAGTTTATTCGCACCTGTAGGTTCGATTGTTTGGTATCCTAAAACGACACCACCTACTGGATATTTTAAATGTAATGGTGATGCTGTTCCTAATGGTAATGGTACAATACAAGGTATCACTGCGAACTTTACAGATTTATATAATGTAGTTGGTACAAATTTACCAGATTTAAGAGGTGAATTTATACGAGCATTAGATGATGGTAGAGGAATAGATAGTGGTAGAACTGTTAACAGTGCACAAGGTGGTCAAAACGAAGCACATACACACACAGCAACTGCTAGTTCAACAGCAGCTGGAGGGCATACACACAATGTAAGCTATAATCAGCAAGCAGTAGAAGATACTGGAACAGCTTGGACTACAGATATAAGAAAAGATGGAGGTGATGGTGATGGTGGATCTACAGCTTACAATGATAATCCTGGTGGTTTTATCAATACAGATGGATCTCACTCGCACTCCGTTACTGCTTCAGTAGCAAGCTCAGGTGGCACAGAAGCAAGACCGAGAAACGTGGCTCTTTTAGCCTGTATTAAATATTAATTATGGCCGTAACAACTGAACATTTTTATAGCGGAAATAACTCCACCACTACTTTCGCTT